AATACTAAGCCCCGCCCCAGCTCAGCAAAGGATCAAATGACGTCACAAGGTCATTTAGACATTCCCCTTCATAATGAGGGCATATAAGGAACAAAACACGAAACCACACCGCTTCGCGGAGTAAGTAGATCAAATGATATTTATTTATTGTTCATATGTTCTTCATGCATATGGTTACATACAATACATCTATGTTCTAATACGACATACGAGTACAATCTACGAACTAATACAATAATAATACTATATATATACATTTGTACATTTAAATACATATCAACATCTATTTACATAAAATCCGTAAATTTACATTTACTTATTACATCTAATTGATTTCCAGACACGTTGCAAATATTCCAAATCTTCATCGTCCACCTTCGTATCCAAACCCAACGTCTTCAAGTGTTGCAATACATCTGGATCTGCATCTTCAAAGGGATTCTTCTTCTGGGTTATAAGAGATTCTTCTTCTTCGTTGTGTTCTTCTTTCTTACCTAAACACATCGCCTTCAGCTTCGATATATTACTCCTACTCATAATACCCATAATATAACCAATAATCAAATTCAACACGAAGGAAGGATTGAATACAATCACAACGAGAAGAAGAGATAATAGAACCCTGGGTTCCATAAAATATTCCTCTTTCGTTTAAACGAAACAACAACAACAAGAGATTTAGCGAAATAAAAAAAATGAATTTTTCATCTGCACAATCCACAGCTTTTATAGACGTACAAAAGTCCTTTGCTTCGAGACGAAGCAAAGACAGCTGTAATCAATTAAACAATAACGTCACATCAATTCTTTACTTTACTTAAAGTAAAGTTAAAGTAACTAGCGGGCCCTCCCACGAAGCTTCGTGGAAGGTGTGAACGATCTTCCGTCAGATGTAATCACGGATCCTGATCGTCCACGTGTCACTATAATCCAACGGCCACAAGAGTGATCCCGTGAGCCTGGGGCGGGGGT